TACAGAGATCACACCTTTATCTGCAGCTACCATTTTAAAAACAGATTGTGCTTGAAATTCTATATCTGAGTCTACAAACAACATGTGCGTATGACTACTTTCCATAAAACTAGAAACACATAAATTTCTGCCTTGTGTAACTAACGAAGACTTCATAACTTGAAAAGAAGCTAGTACATCATTCTTCATACAAACTTTTTGAAACTCTAAACAAGCTTGGAAGTAATGTAATGATACATCACTATGACAAGGCGTTGCTACAAAAATAGAAAATTTTTTAGGTTTTAACTCTTGAACTTTTTTATCTTTTTCTTTTTTGTCAAACCACATTGGTTCATTTGGATTGTGCATTCAAAGCTCCTTTCAAAAATTGTGTCCAGTGTCCGGCAATATTTTTCCAGTTATAAAAGTGGTTGTAAAAATTAGATTGATATTTTAAATGATTATGGCAACCTTTAGAATTTAATTGATCCGGTAATCCATCTATAATAGCCGCAAATTGATGTGCTAAGTTATGAAAATTATTATCATAGGGCACATAAATAGGAAACTCAGAACATGTTTCATAAAGTGCTCCGTTGTTCGTTGTCACAACAAACAAACCACAGGCTAATGCTTCGAGTGCAGAAATACAAAAAGTTTCTTGCCAAATGTTTGGATATACAAAAGCATCATATGTGTGTAGGTTTTCTAAAATATATTCATTAGATTTATACCCTATGTAATTTACATTAGGTAATTGCTTTGCTTGATCATACAAAGCATGGTAATTCATGTCATTTTTTTCCTCAAACTCTGATCCATATACTTTGGTGCTACTATAAACATCAAGCTCAATATTTTTGTTTTTCAACAACTGCATAGCACCTAATAAAATAGATAGCCCTCTCCACGGTGTCGGGTGATATATTAATTTTATTTTTTCTCTCTTAGGCTCAGGATCTCTTAACTTGAATGGCTCTATACCATTTTTAATCACCGTGCATTTTTCTAATGGTAGAGAAAACTGTTTACGAAACTGTTCAAAATTCCAATGACTATTAAAGACATAGTAATCATATTGTTCTATTTGTTTTGGATCTTTAAAAAATTCTTGGAAGTGTGGTTGATCAGGTGCCATTTTCTGCCAAAGAATATTTATCTTATTAGCAGCAATAGGCACTCTTCCTGGAACTGATAAACAAATTTGAAATTGGTCTAATAGCTCAGGAGCTACATATTTTTTTAAAAATTTATATTGTAATTCTGTTCCGCCTGCTGGTTTCATAATTTAGTTTTACTAAACATAGGTAGATCAGGGACAGATACTTCTATGTCAGTAGCTAAGTCTTCTTTAGGATGATTTTCTAAAAAAGCTTTTTCCGTCTCATACCTTTCACCAGTTTTAATACTTCTATAAATTGTTTTAGTCTCACATTTAATTTTATTTTGAATAGCCATAAGTGCTTTTACAATAATTTAACGTCCCTGTCCACGACTGCGTTTCCTTCTTGGAATCCTTTTTGACCAACTTTTATTGTGTCTGCCAGGTCTCTTTTTTGGTGTTCTTTTTACGTAGTTGCTTGGACCAAATATTGATTTCTTTTTAGCCATTATCCACCGTTACTTCTACGTTAAAAGAGGCAGATATTCTTTCCTCATCACTTTGATTAGGTTCAACCTCATGTGGTATATAAGATGGAAACAAAATAAACAATCCCTTTTCTGGTTTCAATGACCATTGTGATCTAAATTTTTCATTATTTATTGAATCAAATCCATGCATCCTTGCACCAAGATTAGGATTGGTGAATATTATATTGCCACAATTTTCAGGTGCTTTTACATAATAAACTGCTGAGAAGTGACATCCTGCATGCACATGTGATCTATTAAAAGATCCTTTTGTATTTTTATTAATCCAAAAGTTATTAATAATATATTTAGTTTTATGACCAACAAATAAATCTTCTAAACACTGACGCATTAAAATTTTAGTAAATTGAAATATTTCATCACACATAATATTTTTTGTTTGTACCCCAAAAACATTAGATATTTTATTTACATAATTCTTATCTTCTGCTTCTTTTAATATTAAAAGTAAGAGATCATTAAATTTGTCGTTGATTACATTTAAGTGTTGTATGGACTCAGTAAATATTACTGTTTTCTTAACCATTTTCTTGAGATCTATCTATTTGTGCGTAAGATATTATACCTTGTATTTCATTAGCAGTGCCTGCAGTCATTTTCAAAATATCTCCTCCTTCTAAAACTAATGTTTGTGTGATGATATTTGAAACTGTATTTGCAGCTATTGCTTTTCTTGAAATAGCAAAAGTTGCTGATGCGGACGTATCTGTCACTTGTACAGATAAGTTTACAGGATTACTACTTGCATTATCCACTTGTATCTGTTTCAAAATAAAAGTAGCACTTGTTGGGCAAGAGAGCACAGAGGTAGTGCCTGTAGTAGATAAATTTATTCCTTGATTTTTATATTGTATTGTCATTACATTAAAAAATAATTAAAAGCATTTACGTCATTCTTAATATCAGTCTCAAAAGAAAAATTCAACTGTTGCTGCAAAGTTCGTAGGGCTTGTAAAATTTGTCTTTGATCCTCTGAAGAATATTCTTCTTTTGGTTCAGGTAATACTATTGTAATTCTTGCCATTATCTTCTTCCATCCACTCTTACATCAAATCTAAAAGTCCCGTATCTCCAGCTTTCATTTAAGTTTTCGTTTTCTATTTGCACAGCTGCAAGTCTCGCTCTTGCTCGTGTATCTATCTTTGTAGTGGTTGCAGAGACTGTAAAAGGTCCTAGTGGACTAGATGCTTGTGTGCTGCCTTGTGGAAACTCATTTAAGAAAATAGTAACCTTTGCATTACCACTAATTCTTTTGAAATCTGGCATAAATCTTTTAATACTCATCAAAAACTCTCCATCACCAGGCACGCCTTGTCGACCATTCAAATCAAACTCTCCTGATTTTATGAAAGAAGTTATTGCTGTTTCAGTACCATCTCCGTTAGATTGATTAATACCTCTTTCATGTTCATAGTAAATAGTTGCTCCATTTGATACTCCACTTACGACAGGGAAAGTTGGAGTATCTCCTGAATTAAAATCTGTTGCGTAAGGTTGTTCATAAACTGTTGATCCTACCCAAGTTGTTCTATCTAAAGTCCCTGTAGTCCAAACCCTTTCTGCGAAATTATAAGTTACAACTCTGTTAATGACCTGTGAATTTGCCGTAGCATAAAACCAATTGATTTCAGAATATAATTCATTTATTCCTGCATAGACTAACTGACCTGAATTAAAATTTATACCAGGGTTGTTTCCATTTGTTGTGAAAACAAAATCCTCAACTAAACAAGGTAAAGATTTTACAGTTCCATCATAAACATAGAATCCTCCGGTACGACCCATCCAGTATACAGCACCATTAGCAAACACACCTGCGTGTTGTCCTAACATACCATTGTTTGAACCTACTTTGAGTATTGAAAAGGTAAAAGGTGGTCCAACAAATTGTATTACATACGAGGCGGTATCTGTTAATACAAAAATATAATCTTTCCCTTTGAATGCTCCGATTATTTGTGTGCCATCATCTAATCTAAAAGTTCCTGCAGTATTGGTTGATGTCGGAGCATAATCACTTTTATTTTCTTGATCAGAAAATCTTATAAACATTTTATCTTGCGAAGTGGCTGTTCCAATTGTTGTTTCTGTTCCCAAATGAAACAAATGTCTGTCTCTGTCAGAAACTATAGTCATTACGGATTTTGTCGGCATACCTGTTCCAACAACAGCTCTTGTTTGTAATTGGTTACTAGCACTAGCGTCCCAAGTAAAAGTTTTACCATTATGGACTGTGGCTATTAATATATTTCCAAAATTATCTAATGACCAGTTTGCAGGATCTATAGCCACACCAGCTGCTGTAGACGCGTCACCCCAACCTATATACTCAGTAATGTTTGTTACAGTTGAACCATCAGAGTGGTTTGCAGGAGTGGTTCCGTTTTGTCCACGGCTTAATGTTTGTAAAGTATTAGAGTTTTTACTAGCATAAGCTATATCTTCTGATCCAATTCTTATAGTGCCTGAACTTGGAAAATTACTTGCATCAGTCAAAATTACTTGAGACGTTGTTCCAGAGGCTAATGTCCCTCCGTTGTTCATCGTTGTTGTTGTTTGGGCCACTGTTCGGCCGCCCCATAAGTAAGTACCCCAACCATATCCATAGCTTTGATTTAAAGGTCCCACAGGTTCGTATGGATTAACATCTAGAGTTCCATCGTTGGTTACACCTGACTTAGACTCAGCAGATGGCATAGTTATAGTAAAAGTTGTAATACTGGGAACAGTTTGAACTTCAAATAATTTGTCATCAAAATCAGTCGCGGTGAAATCTGTGTTTGCACCTGTAAAGGAGGCTGCATTTGCAAATGTTGTTATCTCTCCAACTTCTAAATTGTGTGCTGAGCTTGTGGTAATTGTAACTGTTGCTGATCCGTTGGTCGTTGTAATGTTTGCGCCAGTCGAAAAATTGTCTGTTTCTAAAGGAGTAATATCGTAAAAGGCACCTTCATAATATATAATTAAAACTTTGTCTGTGCCTATAGCGGCATATCTTTTACCGTTTGTTGCTGACCAAACGTGTTGTGCTCTTGCTGCACCTACTAATTTATTGTCAACCAAAGCTGACCAACCACCGATTTTTTCAGGTTCACCATATCTAAATCTAACATTGTCTCCATCTACCCAACGCCCCTCTGCATCGGAGGGTGTAGATTGTTTATCAAATCCAGGTGCTATGTTAACTTTTGCTAAAGGCATATGAGATTATAACACTTTAAGATTGATAAATAAATAAAGGGTAAACACCTTAAAATCTTTGAACTACGTTTATATTAAAGGCTATTGCGTATTTTGCATCTGTCAATTCTCGCTGCCTAGCCTCATGATATATGAATCCATTGAATACAACTAAAACGCCTTTTTTTGGAATGACCTCTACATCAAGTTCAGGAAAATTTAAAGTTTGTTCAGAATCGTTTAAATATAAAACACCACCATAGTCATGCCTAGGATGGTTATGTAATGTAGTCTGAGTAGGTCCCTCCATTTTAATACCCCAGGAGTCTTCTAATGTAAAAGGACCTTTAAGATGTTTTGATAATTTACCATAAGCCTTAGATAATGTTTTTTGAAACTTTTCATTATTATTAAACGCATCCCAGTCTGTCATACGACCTTTTACGTTTGTAACAAAATCTAAATTTTTAATATTTAATATTCTATCTATTTCAGCTATGAAGTAATCTGCATCAACATCTATTACGGTCTCAACTAGTAAAGCAGGTCTTTCTAGTTTTGTTTTAATTAATTTATTGATTGCCATTACGCTGTTTTTGTAAACCCCATAATACTCTGCCGTCTGCTGGTTTGGCTGCTTTATTAGTTTCAGGATCATAGTAATGCAAAAAACATTGAGCATGATAGTCACCTTTGAAAGTCTCTCTCCAATGCCAAGCCTCGCAACCTTTATAAACAATACCATCGCCTGGTTTTAAATTTATAGGTGTACCATCTAAGTAGATTGGCCACTCAGTGCCACAAGAGTCTATCATCAAAGTAACACTATACTCACACTCAGGTCTATCTCTATGTTTTGGTAGTATGTCTCCCATAGTGTAAGATCTCCAATACGAATACGTTGGCATTACTTTTTTACCAACAACTTCTGAAATTTTTTTAGTTTGCTTAATCATTAAACCCTCCATGATAGGATGACCGTAGTAGCCTGTAGTAGTGTGTCCACATTGCGTGTCAAACTCGGTGCAGTTTAATCTATGCACAATTTTGCAATAATTTTTTAAAAGATTTAGTTCATCTTTCGTTACAAAATTTTCTATTTTTTTAAATTTACCTTGCATCATTGACCCCAAGAAACTATTGCGTATCTCTCTCCCTTTGTTACTGGTTTTACTCCATGTGGAAACATCCAATAACTTGGCCAAACAATTAATCTGCCTGGTTTGACTTTTATAACTAGTTCGTCCGTTTTACTGTCAGGATTAAAAAAACTTAATTCACCACCTTCGTAATCATTATTTAAAAATAAAATAAAACTCATATGTCTAATGGGTGTCTTACCAGCATCAAAATGTGGCTTGAAAAAATTACCAGGTAAATATTTTAAAATGGACATTTCATTTAAATTAAACATATCAAAATTAGATCCGGTATCTTGCCTATATCTAAAAAAGTGATTAAAAAAATTTGTTTTCAAAAAATTATATATAAAAGCTTGTGTCATGCTTTTACCAATTGGATGTAATTCATGAACAAAGACTTTTCTGATAGTAGGATTATCAACGCCTTTATCATCTCCGACTTTGCCTTTCTCAAAGTCAGCAGTGCTCTTAGCATACATAATAATTTTGTTTACATCACTTTGAGTTATAGCTTCATCATATACTTTTATTAAATCTTTTATTTCCATTTTGCTTTTCTCCAAAAAAATTTTTTATACGCATACAAAAAACTTGCTTGAATAGTATTAATTACACTTAATTTTTTATCCCAATCTACAGGCTCAATCGAGTGAGTCCAAGATTCTCGTTTAAAAGGTATAACTTGTGCTACAGGTGTTCCCATTTTTATAATAGTATCTATTTGTTCATATTTATCACCATTAAGAGTAAAAGGGAAGTTTATATGATTATAATAATTATCTGTTGACACTATTCCAGAAATTATTTCAAACCTATCATCTCTATTGTTTAATGGTGCTGTGAAAAGACAAGAGTAACCAGGGGGTGTAACGATTATCCAAGGATTTAAAATCTTATGAAATTCTAAATTTTTATTTTTTTTCACTAAAGGGGAATCTCCAAGTTGTTCAGGTGTATGTAGCTGGGCTTCTTGAGCCATGTTCAGATCTGCTCCAAGGTGAGGATTATTAATTGCATATTCTACTGAGCCTTTACCATGCTTTGTATCTCCAGGGCCTACATCAAACTCAGTAAGTATATTATGTTTAATGTGAGTATCTTGATAGTTCCTTATTAAATATCCTGTTTGTAATGTTTCTAAAAAAGGTATGCATCCTTTTATTGTTTTTAATTCTTTTCCATGATTTAAAGATTTAAACCATTTTGGAATATCAAGTTTTATTGGTTGTGGTAAAATATTCTGATTCCTATGTGCTTGTATAACTATTGGACTAGCTCTAAATTGAATATTCTTAAAAATCATTATGATTCTTATATTCCAA